TTGTCATCCACGGTCTTAACTCGCAATAATCAGGTTGTACATGATCGGCAATTCTGCACCTAAGTGGTACCTAGTTGGAGTACACGGACCCCAATCCTTTTCTGTATAATCTCGTTGTATAACCCACTCGGAACAATGTTGTTCAGATGTCGGTAGTGTTATGTTTGGCCATTCAGCCTTGTCCAGCAACAATTTTATAGCGATAGTCTGGTCCTTGTCAAGATATTTATGATAAGCTGCCTGAAACAATGGGTTAAGTGGGTTTCGTTTAGCATGATATGACAGCAAGTCAAAGTGTTTTTGCGGTATCTTGCCAGTTATATCTCCTCGAAGCAATATGTGCCAAACCGCCAAATGACTTATGTAACCAGTTTTGGACGATATGTCAGCACGAAATGATAGTTCAAAGCTATGTGTAACCCCGCCTAATCCTTGTATAATTCGGGCCAAGGTATTGATTAGAGCGGGTGTCATAAACAGTTCGCCGGGGGTTCCTTCGCCACGCAAATAATAAGCCTTGGATCGCAAGTCTGACATGAGCTGATTGGCTATGTCTAAGTTCTTGTTTTTCCATATACTCCACAACAAACCCAGTATCATATCCCTAGATATAGTTGAACGAGAATTGCCAAGGGTGGGGGAACAGTCATGAGCTGGCCTACGGTGCCACCGGCTACCATCGTAGGCAGCGAGTATGTTCGTACCACCAACAGCCGCACTGTATAATCCACTAAACAACAACGAGTCACATTTCTCGGCCAATATAAAGCCATTGTGGTCTCGGAACGGTTCTATCAACGTAGTGTACCGCATAGATTTATGGGACAGTTCAGTAGAGTGAGAAGCTGGTTGCTCGCTATGCCAAGTAGTAGTACAAGCAAAAAGCAAACATATAAGTAGTAATAATTTCATGCTAGACAATAAGAAATAATAGGGGGACTACCGGAGCCTGTTTGCAGTGTGTCCGAAACTAGGGCTTCATCATAGTACTCTAGTGTAAATACACCGTTTGTCTGTACTCGTATTATCCTAATTCCCGAACTCGTAATTAAAAAACAATTAATTATCTCAGCAGACGGACGGTAATTAGTGGGTATATTTGCGTCGGATGATATTGAACCAGAGGCTGTATGTGAAAATGCAGCAGTCCCTGTCAGTGTTACTACCCTACCAACCCTTGTACATCTTAGTGTACCTGTTATAGATCCAGTTAATGTTACATCGTCTTCTTCATAATGGTCAAGTATGTCCCCACCACCATTGGTAAATGTAACCCCTTTGCCTGCTGTAGAAATAGTCACACCTTCTGTAGAAGCTGTCATTTCGGCACTAGCGGTTATTGCTGCTGCTTCAACTGTTCCTGTGAAGGTAGGACTTGCCGAAAGTACGGTACTACCAGTTCCGGTAGAAGCTGTTACTCCAGTTCCACCATTTGCTACAGGAAGTGTTCCGGTAACGCCTGTGGTTAGAGGCAACCCTGTACAGCTGGTAAGAACACCCGCAGAAGGTGTACCTATTGCTGGAGTAGTAAGTGTTGGACTAGTCAAAGTTTTATTGGTCAATGTATCAGTAGTAGCTTTGCCGACCAATGTATCAGTAGCATTTGGCAATGTTATGGATCTATCATCACTATGAGCAGATATTATAGTCATAGTTTTGGCTGTAGTAGCACCACTAAGAGTAAATGCTATAGCCTTGGTAGGATCGGTCAAATCAGCTGCACCAGTAACCAATACCCCGTTAGTCTCGTCTATGCGAGCAGTAGAGTTAGCTACATTAGTCGCGATAGCTGTTGTAGTATTGCCAACAGTACCAACAAACACTTCATATTGATTAAGAGATGATCCAGCTACTGTAGCCCAAGATAGGGTTCCAGCACTGTCCGATACCAAAGCTTGGTTGGCTACACTAGCATCACCATCAGGCAAAGTAAGCGTAACACTTCCGGCCAATGTACCCGGAGCTTTAAACGCTGTATATTCGCCACCTGATGTATCAGCAAACCGCAACTCAGCAGTAGCACTCATAGTCATAGAAGTGGTTACAGTGGGTGTGGTTAAACTTGGTGAAGTTAATGTTTTATTGGTTAGGGTATCAGTACTGGATCTAGTTATGATATAGTCAGCAGATGAGACACTAGTAGCACTAGCTGCCCATCGCGAATCACTAACATTCCAACGTACTTGGGCTATAGTAGTTCCACCAGAACCCTCTACATCCATACCAGCCGCATTGTCCGAAGGATCAGCGGGCGTACCTATAGCATTGACTGTGATACTCGGATCAGCTGTTTCAACTGTAGTTACGTCAAGAGATGTAGTTGTACCAGTAACAGTAAGATTGCCTGGTATGACTAAGGTAGAGGTAGCTCCACCAATAGTTATGTCGTTTGCTCCGGCTGAAGCAAATAGAGTAGCAGTACCTGCACCAGTTAGGTCCATAGAGGAGCCAGCTGTCAACACAGGTGCTGTAAGAGTCTTGTTTGTAAGTGTGTCTGTAGTAGCCCGTCCAACAACCGTGTCTGTTGTAGGGGGAAGCGTAATGGTAACATCACCGGCAGGCGAATTACTTGTGACTGTTGTCTTACTGCCGCCGTGGTCTAGTACAATTGTACTTCCATCAGCTGTAAAAGAGCCTGTTGTCCTCATGTACTATCCTCCAGGAGAGGAGAGGACCGAACAGCCCTCCCCCAAGTGTTTGTTACTTAACGCCCATTTTCCATTCGGATATGGTTATGCCGGGATCACCAGTTTCTTGTGTTTGGTGAAAGAAAGGAACCAATACTTCTGCGCTATCAAACGTAAAAGCAGTAGTTACAGTAGGCTTAGCATTGTCGAAAAAGAATTGACATGAGCCGTTGTTGGATACTTCGATTTCTAGAGTATGTTCTCCAGCATCAGCCCAATCTGTTTCAGTCGTGTCAGTTTCAGAAGTAGCACCACCGTTCAAGATAGTGTGTATCTCGAGCTGGCCATCTGCATCTTGCCCAATACTGAAAAAAGCAGCTTCGTCATAGTTGTCGACAGCAACCTGATATGCCTCAGCTTTGCGTAGTCCAACAGCAATCTCAGTTACATCAGAAATGTCAGCAATGGCAAATTTACAAGAGAAATAAATCTTCTTGTCTACATCAGGAAAAGATCCTACAGTATAGGCAGCCTTAGACAAAGCAGTTATACCATTGGTGATTTCGCAAGCAGTGATAGCATCAGTAGCATCTGCATCACCGTTTATATCCAAGCCGGTAGCAGCCTGTATGGGTAAATTCCATATGGCTGTACCAGTTGATTCAACAACTCCAACATGATATTCGAACAAGTCACGCCCGGAGGAGAACGTAAGCTCGTCCCCTGCAACGGGTTCTGAACCGACTGCAACAGGAACACCATCAGAGTTATTAGACATGCCCCAGAGAGGAGCAATCGGAAAGTCTTCGTCAATATTTTCATTATATATGACGGCTTCGGTAATTTTGTTTTCGCGCTTATTAGGAGCCCGTTGATAGGTTTGCCTAGTGTTGGTCTCGATACCAAGTGCGATTCTATTTTGGTCGTCTCGTGCCATAGTTATCTCCTTAGATTATGGCAGGTACTCTCTCACATCGACAGGAGTGTCTAAAGGCAAGAGAGAACCCGGTAAAATTATACTGTAAAGTTCTCGATAGTTCCGATACCACCAGAGTGTGTACTCAGGAGCAATCCAGATCCTTCCATGTATGCACGCAATGTTCTGTCGTGTCCAGTACTATTGGGCTTGAGGAAGAATTTCTGACCATTTTGTGGTTGAACAAACTCAAAATCAGATCCGTAAAACTGTAGTACGTCGCCTTCTGGGCAGATGTAGATACGTTTTTCTGGGCAAAACTCGTCAGGAGTGAAAAATATAGTGTTTTTTCCATGAACATAGGCCATGTTCTCAACACCTTTCTTATTGTCCTTGATTGATTGGAAACGTCGATCAGTTTCGCGAGACTCAATCAGAGCATCATAAGTTGTCCATGCCATAAGGGCTTTAGGATAGCTATAGCGTCCTTGTCCAACAGCAATCATCAATCGAGACATAAGCTTTTGAAAGTCAGATGCATCGATGGGATTTCCCCCAACAGATCGCCTAGTTCCACCAAGGGCTCCAGACAGTGTGATACCGTTAGCGACTCGTCCGTCATCTTCAGATAGTGTTCCTAATCCAACCCAATCTTCGGAAAAAGTGTTGTAATCAGTAGTACCATGACCAGAAGAAAGGTCAGAAGTAGTAGCTTGAACAAATCGGTAAATAAAATCAGTATCGCCAGCAACATCAACGCCGGTAATGGCTACGGTAGCTCCAGCAGATGCATCAAATGCAGCACAAGTGATTTGGTTGTTATCTCTATCGATAACGTCTACTCGCAAGTAATCGCTACCATTAGTTTCATCCCAAACACCAGCATCGATACCCTGAACAGTACCAGCGGTGTTGTACACAAGTACTTTGTCCCCAGGCTCAAACCATCCAATATACCCTCGGGCATCAGAAGTAGTATTGAGAGTCATAACGATCTTTCCACCAGAGATAGAAGGAGTACCAGTTATGGTTCCAAGTACACCGGTTCCATCTTTATAAAGAGATGCAGACAGGATACGAGAAAGGGCAATAGTTTTAGTTCGAAGTTCCTCTGCTAGGGGAGCACCATATTTTCCCAGGTTGGAATAAGCTTTGTTGATAAGAGTTCGTTCTACTTCGATAGTAGCAGCAAAATCTTTATACTCAGCAGTTCCTTCATTGAGTGTTGATTGGTGTTCAGTTGGGTATGCACCACCATTAACGGCGACAAAACCAACAGCGCCAGCACCTAGAGCAGATCTAAGGTTGTAACGCAATTGACGTCCATCCTCTGGTCCTTTCTTTTGGCGCATAATGAGATCCCAAGCGGGAGAATCTTCTGATAAGTTGTTATAAACAGCGCCCTTAGAAACAATTTTGAGATAGTTTCCAAGGGTAAGGTCGGATACTTTTGTAGATGCCATGTTTTTTATAGTCCTTTAGGTTTAGCGACCCTTAAACAACCTATTGAATAAGGTTGAAGGATCCATTTTCATTAAATCTGAGGAGGCTACTTTGCGGGACTGTCCTTTGCGGGCGTCTAACTGGGCATGTTTGATAGAGTCTTTGCTATGTTTGTCAATAACCTCGGACAATTCTTCCTTGGCTTTTGCCTTTGTGAAATCTTTAAATTCAGCGGCAGTTTCTGTAAAAACTTTGCGTATAAGCGCTCCGTTCTTATAGTTAGGAGGATACCCTTTGTCGGTATATTCCTTAAGCTCTTCTTTGGCATTGCGCCAAAACATCTTCTGTAGGTTAGGAGATAAATCTAGGCCTTCCAATTGTGTTCGGAAGGCATTCTCCATAGTAGTCTTGATGACTTCTTTCTCTACAGCAGTAGCTCTTTCTTCTGCAAGTGCTGCTTTTTGTTCACTTTTTCGCAAGTCAGACGATCGATCTTTTTCAAGTCGGACCAATCTTTCTTCCGAATCCATAGCTCGTTGCTCGGCTGGAGACGCGGTTTTATAGGCTTCTCGCTTTTGCAACTCACCTTCCAGAAATGTACCGTAATCCTTGCCACTTAAGGTTTGAATCAGGCGTGGCATGTCATCTTTAAATCCCTCAAGTTCGTCCCAAGTACGTTTATACTCGGCTACTTCTTTGTGGGCTGCTGACAGCTCTTTCTGAAGGTTCGCTTTATCTTGGTATGCTTTGCGACTTCCGTCATATAAGGATAGTCTTTTTTGTGCCTCTTCCCATGTGAGAGTTGTTTCTTTTCCATTCGCCTTGTAGCTTATGGATTGTGGAGCAGGTTCTGGAGCTTTTAGCTCATTTGGCTGTTCCGATGTTAGTTCTAATTCTTCTTCGCCCTCGAATTCAAAGTCGTCTTTGGGTGCATTGAAAAAAGAGGAGTCCTCTACTTCTATGTCACTCTCGATAGCAGGTATTGCTACATCGTCTTCGAGTATAGGCTGATCAGTTACAGTATTGCCAGATTCAGTGGGTAATGCCTCAGTGCTTGCTTGTAGTGCAGCTATTTCGGCAGCTATGTCTACGGATAGACGGTCGTTATTCATATGCTTCTTCCTCATGCGTGGCGTCCCTTGGGGATAGCCTTATATATTACCTCATAGTCCTAAAAAGGGTATATGGGGCCCTATTTTTATATTACACCAAGTAAAAACAAAAGTCAAGTAAAAAATTCAACTATTTTACAAGTTGTTGATATTACACACCCTGTACTGGAGTGGCTGCCAAACTAGGCGCCATAGCTCCACTTACACCAGGAGTCCCCGGTAGCGCGGTTGGTGCTGGAGGAGTAGCTGGTTGCATACCTGCGGAGGCTTTCTTGGTCTTTATATCCTCTCGTTGCTCAATATGTTTTTCGATCAAGAGCTGTATGTCTTTGTCCAAATCTCGAAATTCAGCAGTCATTACATAGTCATAGGCATATTCCAACATTCCGTCGTGTTCTTGTATAGGTCTTGGCGCAATGTAAGTAGGTATACCGCTACGGTTTTTAACGATCATTTCGTCGAATATTTCTTTTTGCCGATCAGCTGACATAGTCATACGATCATGCATAGATTCGATTTCGTTCAGTTTCATCAGATTCAGTATTTGTTTTGGTGACATACCGGCTTCGGCCAACATAGGCTGGAGCAACAGTATAGCTTCGCGCTTCATGTTTGGATCAAGAGGAAGTGATGTACCATAAGATACTCGCAAATCCCAACCACTATTGATATCAGATCCCTCAAATTTGGCAGCTTCGAAGGCTTTTTCTCGTCCAACTACCTCTACCTTGGTGGGTATATCCCAATGATCTTTAACTAACCCTAAGTAATCCTTGTACAAATTCTCAATACTCATAGCATACTTCTTGAACAAGCGTCTATGCATCATTGTCCCAGATTCTATGGAGGTTTGTTGGGACAGTGAGGACTGTTCTCGTCTCTGTATACCCATCATAGAGTCATTGACCCCGTATAGCTCCTGTATGGCCGTTACAAGCTGTTCGCGGAATCTCCACCCATCTCCCATTAGCTGAGGAGGTGGCATGGCTTCGGGCTTAATCTGGCCATCCCACATAAGTATATCTCGCGGCGAATCCGTCACAGACTCGTCTTCTAGTTTGGTGTCTCTATGAACTAATAGACGTATGGCATGGTGAGCTTGTATATTGTCCAAGAATGAGGTATCAAGGGCGTTAAGCATAGTCTGCAGTCTGGCCACGTAGTCAACTCTAGATTTGCCATACACCTGATCCGGCACATCTACATACGTAAGTAGCTGATATGGTATACCCGCGTTATAATGAGGATTGTCACCAGGCTCGCCTAATATAGTGTAATCTTCGAGAAAGTAGCAGTGTCTACCAAGCATAGCATTGGTCGGCATACCCTTTTCATACATCTCATATATTTCGATTACATCTTCTTCTACTTCACCAGTTATATCTTCGCGAATCTCAAACAAGTCTTTTCGTCGTTTGTGTGCTTCCCTAAGAGCTTCTTCATCATCAGGAAAGTGTGATATAGCATCATCTATATCCATAGCCTTTTTTTCAAATGTATACCTAACATCTTCAAATCGTTTGGCGTCATCGTCAATCCACATGTTAAATGTAGACGGACAATATGAACTGATCTGGCCAGACATGATTAGATGTCCTGTGCTCTTGTCATATGTGACTACTTTGCCTTTGTCAGCATCCCATATACACTTGACCCAGCCATTGCCGTATGTTAGGGTAGCTAGTGATTGCTGATCGATAACATCTTGTAATCCCATAGTAATCATACCGTGGCGAACTATACGGTCAGCCGCATCAGCTCGTTGTTTGTCGACTGGATCAGTAGAAGCTGGTTCAACTATAGTAGACGGAGGATTACTGGACAACTGCGAATGAAAAAACTGCAAATATTTAAAGGCATAATTCATACCTATGGACGAATCACCTGCATCAACCTCACCTCCTTCTAACTCAGTTATTTCGTCAAAAGTTATGTTGAACTGATTTTGCTCACCTGTTCTATCGTTGTTTATGATTGCATCATTTTCTTTCCAATGAGCTTCGAATATTTCTCGGTACTTGACTGCTCTGCGAAATCTCTTCTCAATGTTTTTCGTGTAATCCTCTTTGGACCATACCTGAACTTTCATCTATACCTCTTTATGTAGGATCTTTTTATAGCTTCCTGAGCCAATGCTAGTTTGCGAATCTTCTGTATAACCATGTACCAAGCAATTCCATTTAATCCAAATGATAGTAAGCACAAGTAATATGCCAACAGTATGTTATCCAAAGTGACGTCTCCTACGTATTCTACCTTTTCTGCGTTTACTTTCTTTTATGACGCGTTCTCTATGTGCTTTTTGTAACCATTGATCATGAGTTAATTGTAAAGAAACTACTTCACCCCTTGGCAACAAATCCAAGCCATATTGCAATGCATCAAGTAGGTGAAAGCGTTGTGATCCGACTATGCGGTCACTGGTGGTTTCACTCCATTGACAACTTACAAATTCGTCAACCAGCAGATTACACCAAGGAGCTACCTTGAGTTTGTTTTCGTACAAAGCCTCTTGCAAATTTTTGATTAGTATCTTTTTGCGCTCTGCTTTGTTTTCGACCCAGCGATAATGTCTACCTTGTATGGCAGCTTCTTTTATAAACCAAGTCGCGTTAGTATCGCAAACTCGTCTAGCTATGTTGAGCGAATCGGTTATAGGCCTTAATTTATCTAACAGTACTGTAGCCGCATGACCAAGTATGTAGTCTGCCCTCACTATATACCATATACCGTTTGTTGGACATTCGGCCAATAGTATCAAGCCAGCTTTACTAGCTGCTGCCGGATCTACTGCTTCGACATGCCTCCAACCGGGATGGTAACCAGGAGGGTTTTCTACATGCATCTGAGGATCAAAGTGATATACAGCATTGTCGCCAACATACCAATTACCCTCAAGTAATGTTTTTCGGTAACCTTCTGGCAGTGTAGCCATAGGTGCCAATATTTCTTCATGTCGTCCGTCAAACAAAGGATTGTCTAACATACGTAGTTTGTACTTTTTGTGAAAACCAGATGGGGTATCAATTAGTCGTCGTATTTGTTCGTTCTTAAGTTTTGGTGTAAATGTTGCAAGAAAGAATCCGCGACGAGACATAACACGTCTGTGTAGCTCTTCAACTAGGCCAATAGAGTTAGGCATCTCGTCAAGCCACACCATGTTGGCTGTAAATGATTGTACCTTGGCGCGAGCTTCTTCTGGAGCATTGTGCGAAAAGAACAGTATATGATTACCAGTAGGATTATGAACTACCTTGTTTAAGATACCACCTGACTTGTGTGCTGTATAGGATCCAGGTTCGAGAAAAGGTTTGATTTTCTTCTCCCACAATTCGTCGTCAACCTGTTTGGATACTCGACCAATAACAATGATCTGTATCGGAATACCTTCCCACTCTGCTGGAGGAGTCCAAGTCGGATGTGTTCCAGTCAACACCCAAGATACTATGCGACCACCCAGTTGCGATTTTCCAGACTGATTTCCACCTATTACGTACATATGGGGGACCTTGCCAAAATCGTCAATCACTTCTTGTTGCGAAGATGTCGGTGTAGAGTCTAGATCATAAGGATCGAAACATCGTCTCCTCTTCATGATCTTTAGCTTAGCTAATGCTGCTACTATTTCCTTGCGCTTATTTGCCATGCAATCTCGCCAATATCTCTTGTAACATTCCGCGTAGTGAACCGTCCTTCTTAGGTTCGCGTACTCCATCAGCTTCTTCATCATAGTCACTGTGTTGCCAGCCCATGCCCGAATCTTGTCCAGCCTGTCTTACTTTATCGTAGAAAGTTTCTGGATCTGTTTCTTCTGGTGCATAGGTATTGTCTACATTGTCAGCTATTTCTAATCCGTCTGGCTCTATTTCGTTTCGCCACGATGGTCCAAGCAGCCGATCAAGCCGTTCTTCACCAGCTTCTTTCGACCCAGTGCGTTCTATTTGTCTGTCAAGCAAATCCTTAAGGTAATATGCTCTTTGTATATCTCGACCGCTCATAATTACCGCCTTGAGACATAAACTTTACTAACAGTAGCCGTATCAGAAGCACCAGTAGTAACGATTACTCTTGCGGTATTCCACATAGCTGTATCAGTTCCGTCATATACATTGTTTTCGATTTCGTATGCTGCGGTAAACGAGCCAGCAGTAGTATTGGCAATGGATATAGAACCATCTCCTGAATCATCTTCATCTTGATCAGTAGAGGCTGTACTGTCAACTCCGCGACGTACCCATGTAAAGGTCATAGTCCCATCAGCTGCGGTATCATCAGTAGTAAATTCATCGCCAACATCAGTTAGTGCGTCAAATGCCGCCTCAACACTAGCAGCCACATTAGCAGCAGTAGTATCTCCAGATATATTAGCTTGAACCTTTCTACCAGCAGCAGTAGCTACCCACAATGCGCCTGTTGGAGCTGTATCACTACCAGTTACATCAAGAGCACAAGACCACAAGTTATCATCAGCATCATATATAGTAAAGTAATCACTAGCCGTAGCACCGGCTTTGGTCGGAAATGTAAATGTATCTACCTTGGCTACAGTTGTTACTGCCGAAGCTGACTGAACAGCGGCCCAAGTAGTTCCACCATCATGAGAGTCTTGCAATGTGGTGGTTACACCGGTTACCTCATTCACAGCCGAAAATGTAACGTTGACAAGTATATTTCGCGAATCTTCTCCGCTAATTGTTATGGGATCGCTTACTACAGTAGTAGAAGCCGCCGCACAAGCCTTGCCGGCTGTGTCAATCACCATATTTGTTGTTGTATATCTATTGGGCATGCGTTTCTCCTATCGATTAAGTGGTATATCTACTTCATATCCTGTAGAAAATACTCTAAAATGTAAAAAAGGTGATAAATCATCTGATATAATTATGCGAAATCTGTCGTTGCCGGATTCTACATGTACTGTGGCCAGCTGGGCTATATCCATATGTGTCTTAACAACGTTGATTGTTTCCGATCTCAGCTAGTAGCATTGATTCTCCCTCTAGCTATGTCGAAGTACTTTTTATCCTTCTCTATGCCAATGAAGTTTCTACCTAGGTTCTTACAGGCTACCCCGGTACTCCCGCTACCCATAGTAAAGTCTAATACTGTCTCACCTTCTAGGGTATATGTTTTTATTAGATACTCTAGTAGGGCTACTGGTTTTTGGGTTGGGTGTCTCCCCTCTTTTTTCTCTTTTGAAGAAGAGTTAACGATATTAAATTTTATTATTGATTCTGGGTTTTTAAAATCAGGATTGTATTTTGAAAATAAATGGGGAGGATATTGTTTACTCAAACAAACCTCTTCTCCATCTGTCCTAGCGTTACGCCATACTTTATTGTTATTTTTTATACCTTGCCTTATTCTATTACTAATCCTAGGTTTCATTTGTTTATTAAAAATATGATTTTTTTTACTAAAAATAGAAATTATTTCATGTATTTTCATATGTCGAATACTTGCATTAGCAAAATTACTGGCTCTATCTTTTTTCCAAATTATATCTTCTTTAAACCATTTTATCTGACTCATCCTTAGCGCACTACTAAAAGGCTCACTACCAAACAAAGCACAGGCTCCATTAGGTTTTAATACTCTCCAAATCTCAGCCCACATAGGCTCAAATGGAATAACAGAATCCCACTTACATGCGGTAGTTCCATAGGGAGGATCGGTTAAGATAAAATCAACAGACCCATCTGGTATATGCCTCATAGCCTCTAAACAATCACTATTGATCAAATTAATCATTAGAATCTAACCCTTGTTAGCCATGCTTCAAATTCTCTATCCCTCTGTCTTTTGCTAGATACCAAATGCATGTTGTCTTTGGTGTCAATCACCCTGTTTGTTGTTGTATATCTATTAGGCATACGTTTCTCCTAGCGATTAAGCGGTATATCTACTTCATATCCTGTAGAAAATACTCTAAAATGTAAAAAAGGTGATAAATCATCTGATATAATTATGCGAAATCTATCGTTGACATCTCCGCGCATCTCTACAGGAACAGAAAAGTTTATGTTGTAAGTAACCCAAGTATTTGTTCCGTCTCCGCCGGATTCTACGTGTACTGTGGCCAGCTGGGCTATATCCATATGTGTCTTAACAACGTTGATTGTGTCCGCAGCAACAGAAGTAAACAAAAATACAATCCCATTAGATATAGTTTGACCAAGCATCGTATCATAGGGTAGATTTTGGTGGCTACTATTGGCCAAAGTCGAAACAAAAGGAGCAACAAAAGACAAGTGGAGGTTTGTTTGCCAATATACCTTGCCTGCATTTAGTTGCAAATCAAAATTTATAGGTGCCCCGACCTGCTCCCATTGCATAGTATCAAGATAATAGTCAGGAGGTACTCCAGCTCCATCGGAAATAGTCCGAACGACAAATTCGTCTATGTTGGTTGAGCCCATATTAAAATCGGCTATGTCTATACTAAACTTTTGCCAAACATTGAGAAAGGTTGGATCTATGTAAGAAGTTATGTCGAGTACATCTCCGACAACAACTCCGGCCAACCTGTTATATATCTGTACGTTCTTGGTACCAGTTGTAGGCCAACCCGTCAAATATATATAACCAGTCATAGCTGTATAATTATCAGATGATATAGTCGATCCACGTGTAAATAAAGCTTCGTCGTTTTTTACAGAAGCTGTTCCGTCGACCGATTTAGTACCTTGTTGAGCTTGATCAGTGGTGTCGAATGTCCATGTGCCAGAAATAGCTGAACCTGTCCATAACACGTTATCAGTACCATTATGTATCTTATCAGGAGTACCAGAAAAAGTAGCAGCCTGATTCATATCTAGGCCATATGTTGGATTAAAAAAGAACTTTAGGGCGGAAACACGATTTTCATATGGGTGGGTATAGGTCATTAGACCACGGGGATTTTTCCGTACCCGTACTGTTTGAGCCTCTCCTCCACCATCTGTTATTACGGTTTTTATACCTCCCATTATAGTGTAGCGCCCTCATAATATCCACGAATCATAGTATCCACTATGCCTGTAGAGCCTGTATATGTTATAGCTATAGCATCACCAAACCCAAGTATCAATGTATTGTCCATATTAAGAAGAGTTGTAGCTGTTGCGGCTGTTCTAACTAACGTAATTCTATCACCTATAGTTAAACTAGTGACTGAGGCATTGCCGAGAGCTGTAGCTGCAGCTATGTTTGAACTAGTTAAGTTAAGATTTTTGCCGGTTATAGTTGTCCCAGCAGCTGTTCCTGTAACCTGGTACAATTCGAACAAACCTGTTAACACTCCGCCAACATGAATCTTATCTATAAACAATTTGTTTGAGGCATGCGTATTTTTTACGTATATGACTTCTTCCCCGGTTCCAGCAGAATAAGAGGAAGTCCAAGAGTAGGCATTTCCCGAATCTCGCGATATATAAAAGGCCCTAGCCGAAGCTTTGGAAGATACGTTTAGTCTATTTGTAACTGATACCGATGCATGTTTTCCCCCGCCAACACCATCTTCTATTTTTATACCCATTATAAATCCTTAGTACTTTCTATTACACGGTATATCGAACAAGCTATTTGCACATTCATAGCCGCTGTTGATGTCGCTGGTGTGACTGTAATCCCTATAGAGTTACCTTGTCTTAATACTATGACTCCAACAGATATAGGTTGCCTTCCTGGACTAGCGCTATTGAACAAGGATTCGCTAACCACTGTCCCGCCAGTAAGTGCATCTCCTTCTGCTCCATATAGACAAGTAGCAGTTAATGTTCGCTTGCTACCGAAGTCTCTATTCACCGGAACAAACGCTGTACCACCTGATATAAGGTCTCCCCCCGTTGGATTTCGCTCAATTTGCACGAGAGTATCGCCAGAACCACTAGTATTGGTACCAAATAGGTAGAAAAATGCAGTTATAGTAACCGGTTGGTCTTCATTATTTTTAAAATACCACAAAGCGGACTTGTTTGCGGAAGATAAAGCTATATTACCGGTGTTTATATTATAGGCTTCTCCATTATGAGCATGGTGAGCGGCTATGGTTTCTGTTACTGATAGGGTTTCTACTCTGTTTTCGGGTGTGACGCGGGCAGCATTGTTAGTACCTGTCCCGTCTATGATTGTTGAATTTGACATTAATATTCTTTTCCCTCGTCTTCTTTTATACTGGTTATAAACCGCAAGTGATTGTTCATTCTATGTAAATGATCCCGCATATCGGTGAGTAGGCAGATTAGTTCATTTTGGTGTACAGCGGTCTGGTCGTTAACAGCGGTGATCTCGGGCGAGACCGCTGGTGAACCCCCCTCCCTCAATCCTGTTCCGTTCAATTGAAGTGTGATAGAGTTAGTGTAGTGTATTTCTACCTTGAATGTTCCAGTTAGTGCCAAATATCCCAAATCTTGTGGGGTAGTATCAGAAGATGAAGCAGTAGTGGTTACTAGTGTCTCGTTGAAGCTTGCATCACCATGAACGCGGTATATGCGCAGGTAGTATGTGCCTGTGACTGCAGAAGGAGTACATATGGTGTGTACGATGTCAGCTTCGGAAACATAACGACGGGTAAAAACACCTGGTCCGTTCTCTATAGTCCTATCCATAAGCATAACATTCTTGCCTAATGGTATTATAGTACCTTCTTTTGCTGTCCCCATGTTACTTAAGCCACCCTAATTGGAGAAACAGGCCGTTTTCTATGCAGGTTACTACACCTTCCTCTTGATCTGTGGATAATATGTGAGTGATTCCGCCCTCATATAGGCAAGCGTGAATTTGCTCGTGAAATAGGGTGCTGCGTTGTACTTCGATTGGGTAATTCTTGTTTATGAATATTTCGCGGGTCTCTGGGCTACATAGTCCTTCTTCTTCCATACCGCCTCTGACTACAACTTTCCATTCGCGGTGATATACTTGGACTGTTTTAGGCAGGCCTGTTGTTTTGGCCACGTTAGTCATTCCTTTACTACTTTGAGTTCTTTGTCAATGAATTTAGTTAGTTCTGCTTCTGACATCTTGTTTATAGCATCGTCGGAAAACACAACAGACTTAGTCTTAGGAGGAGCAAATCCACCATATTCGAGCAATGTCTTGGCTGCATTAACCTGTGCTGTAGGTGTGAATAGTTTGCCAGATTCGGCACTTACCAGCTCCCATAGCTTATATACGGCTTCTTCACTAGCGGCCATTAGCAAGTCTTTTGCACTTTCTCGATTAAAAAACCAGTCCCGAAACCCTTCTAGTGAGTTCCATTCTCTATAAGCATTGCAGCCACATAGTTGTGCTACCTTGGCTATAGACATATTTTCAGGTTCCTCTAAAGGAGAAATCCCTACTTTATTATGAAACCGAGCTTTTGCTTGTCTCATGCGTTTTATTGGTTTAAACATATATCTCTCTTGTTTCTTTGTTATCTACAGTTAACACGGTTTTGGTGTTATCTACATAGACCGAATTAGGGCTGTGGATAGTGCCCTCCGTCCGAAGGTATCTCGTGTATATTTATTCCGATTGTACCAAGTAGGTTTGAGTTATCTTTGTTATCTATATACATACGCAAGGGAAGTTCCCCACCATCTAGCGCACGAAATGTAGACTTCTCAGCATCCGGCAGAGAGACAACTATCCAACCAAGCTCACCCAATTCAGAGGCCATTTTTTCGAAAATCTTCTCCACTAAAGCCACCTGCTCTTCTTTCATGTTCTACTCCTCGCACTCATTATATCACTAGATGTACCCGACTCAGACCAACACCAACGACCGTAAGCAGAATAAATAAGCTTGTCATTAGACTCGTGTCTAGAGTTTTTCCCTGTTCTACAATGCCCATAGTTAGCCCAATGTCGTCTAAACATATCATTTCCATCCTAATGGGGGTTTAAGCAGCAGTACACTTGTACCGTATGCTTTCGTCCTAGTCACTATGATACCCATAGCTACCAATCTATCTATATATAACAACAACTTATCGTTCTTAATTCCAAAATAAGCCGCCAAATCCGAATGATGTACCACTACTTCTCCTCCGCCAACTCTACGTATGCCGGGATGATCTCCGTATAGTAATGATATAGCTACCTTATAAGACCAGAACTTGCCCGTATGAGCATTGTTTCCTCCGGTATCCACAATCAGCCACAAATCTCGCAACAATTACTCATATGAGCATAACAGCATGTAGTACCATTTCCGTCTATGAAAAAATCACTGGTATATAACCTCACAGTGTCACTTAAGGGATAATCCTCCGCAATATGTGTGAATCCGTTCGTCTGAGGAAAGTTACTTCTATTAAACTCTGCTCTACACACAAGGCAGTCATCTCGCCCACAATCGACCCCGAGAGGCACGATAGTCTCCGTCGGATGACATAAAGTATCGTTCGGATAAGAAGGAAGAATCGTGGGGTCTAACCGCCCGGGTTGTTCCTCAAAAGCAGGCGTACAACCAGCTCTATCTATATCGTCTATAGGTAGGTTAGCATCAGCAAACGTCTGTACCACAGCCATGGCCGCAATTATGCCGGATTCGTAAGATTCGCCAGGCAGATGCAAAGCCGCTGTAAGTTCGTCTAGTATGAGATTGTACTCGTCTAAGTCCATAATGATATTAACCTCCGCAATAATGTTTAGCTTGTAATTACAGGGTTTTTTATGTAAAGCAGAACCCTGCTAACTTTAGTCTTTATTCTCTGTCTCAGTCCTCAAGACGGCGATATACCCGGGTCGTGATTAAGGGGGCCGTTTTATAATCCGCGTACTTCATAGTCTCCTCCGTTGGTTACAGGTGGTACAGCATCCTTACGCTGACACACACCAGGCCCGGCTTGGCACCCATATATATACTAATCTATATCGTCCGCGTTGTCAAGGGGAATTATTATATAGTTACACAAGGCAAACTCCTCCTGTCCATCATACCGTTAAAAGGAAAACTAAGTGATTGATGCAGCCAACAACAACTCACAACCCTGCAAGCAGTCTTGCGACTCGTCGTTCTACCGAACAACCTTTCTTAGTATGTTAAAGATTATATCATACCTGCCCCCGTGCTGTCAACTGCTGATTTTCAAGTCCCCGTTTTTACCAGGTTCTTTTTTCATCGCTTCGCGCTGAGGCCGCTAACTGGCTGGGTGGCCAAGTAAGCATGAGTTTAGACAAAATCGGCGGGCATTGTCTTACTAGGCAACTAGTCTGAGTACTGATAGGGCTGTCCCAATAATTACACTACCCTAGCAGGGTCCCGCCCTATGTTGCTGTTTTCACTAAGTTTTTAAATCGGGCCCAAGACAATGCAAAAGCCTAGTTAATCACTTTTTAGTGTAAAAAGACCTAAACCAATGAGTCAAGCCCCTCACTTGTGCAGGGGGGTTGATCAGTGGTGCCGTCCTGTTTGCTTCCCTTCCCTCTTGGTGTCCAATGTTCTGTCCGGGATTTCTTCCATATGGCCGGGATTACATCTAGATTGCCTAGTTTTTCCGTGATATGTAACATAAGGTAGTTACATGGGTCATTTTTAAGTTACAAGTTCCCTCGTAGAAAAAATCACCCTCTTATTATCCCCCTACCCCCCATCAAACCCACTTATAACCGTCACCTTTGGCCAAAACGGGATTTTTGGCACAGGGGTTGCTTTATAGTAATACTATGATCCTTGAGTAGCTGCTACGTGTAACAACGTTGGTGGGGTGAGAGATAGGGAAGATAATATAGAATAGGATAGATGGAACATATGGAACACCATAGAATAGGATAGATGGAACATACAGGACAGTTATAGGACAGTTACAGGACCCCAGTAAAACCCAACAGCTCCCGAAGGCACCAGTCAGAGCGAAGCGATGAATAATTACCCCACAATAACCTAGTCTAATCACGCACTTAGATAATACTTTAAACTTTTAATCTCATTTGTCGAGGAGTATATTATAGGCAGCAACAACACACCAAGGAA